GTCATGTCGGCTAAAAGTGTTAATACAGCTCTAGCTCCCTTTTCAGATTGGGTAAGTTCAGAAATTCTCTGAACCATAGCGTTTGATCCACTACCCGCGAATTGGTTAATGAAGGACATATTTCTTGCGACACGCCAGAAATCACGTGACCAGATGGTAAGTTGTTCACTGGTCAACGCAGCAAAATTAGTATTTGCCATGATAATTCTCCATTAAAATTAACTAACCAGTCGACTTTTGGAGCGACTATTTACCCGTATACCCACTATCGTAGGGTTGACGCTCTCGTTGTTTGCGGGCACGACCCCGACCAGATTAACGCCGTGATGGGCGAAAAACGATTTTTAACAGGAACGACCCTGGTTAGTTATCGTACTAACGGACGAACTTATATATGTTATACCACAGTTTATCCGAAATCACCACGCATTCTGCGTAAAGTTTCTGGTGGTAAAGCATCAAATTCATCAACAGACATCTTACTAATGTCTATTTTCTTTTCTGTTTTATTCTTACCTTTCATAGCAGGCGGTTGTTTTTCAGCAGCTTCTATTTTCTTTTGTGTGTTTGCTACTTTCTTTTTCTCTACTATTTTTTTACCTACAGCATCTTCTTTTGGTGCAGGTTCAGATTCACCCATTACATATTTAGTTGCTTTATCTAAAGCATCTACGCCAGTAAAACCTTGAATCATAAAAGCATCTCTTAAATCTAAAACTTCTTGTGTTTTAGTTTCGTCAAAATTTGCATGTGTTTCATCTAATACAGGAAACTTTGCGGCTAGTTCTGCTGCTTTTTGCTGAAGAGCTACAACTTCTGTACTTTCTTGTACTGTTTTACCCATTCTATTTTGAACCTCAAACATCATAGATTGACGTTCCGCATCTCTAATTTCCCCTCTAAGCTTAGCAGCATCTTCTGTTTTACCATTTAAAACAAGAGACTGATACTCTGCTTCTTTTTCATCAAAATTATATTCGGGTGCGTTTTCTATTTTTTCTATAGGGTTAGTAGCTTCTTCTAGTTTCTTAGCTAAAGCTTTTTGTTTTGCTAGGACTTCATCAAACCTAGACTTTGGAATCATAGGTTCTTTTGTTTCATTTGTTTCAACAGTTGCTGGCGGTACGTCTCCCTCAGGTTCTTGTGTATCTCCGCCATCTGCTTCCAATACTGTTTCTTCTCCTCCGCTTTCTGCTTCTTCAACAACTGCCTCAGCCTCTTCCTCTTCTGCAACCTCTTCAGTTCCTTCCGATGGTTCTTCCTCAGCCTCAAGTTCTTCGACTTCTTCAACTTCTTCCTCCTTGGGAAATTCTACTTCTTCTTCGAAGTTCATATCTACTTTAAAATCTTTACCAGCTTCCTCTTCAGGTACTGGATCAGCGCCAGGCATTACTTCCATAGTAATGTCGTCTGTATTTTCGGTTTTATTTTCTTTTGCCATATCAATTACCTCCTGTTGTATTCTTTACGGCTGCAGTTGCCATTTTTACGGCAGCTGCGGTATCACTTTGTTGTACTCTCATTTCGTTTGTCATCTGTGACAACTTCTCACGGAGCATCAACTCCTCACGTTTAGCTTGTAGTTTACTTTGTAATTCAGCAACCTTCAACTGTGGATCAGCTTCGGCCTGTTCTACTTTCGCTACATTCAGAGCGGCTTCAGTTTGTAATCTAGTTACTTCTGCTTCTAGTTTTGCAATCTCAAGCTGCGTACTTCTGATTTGTGACTCCATCTGGAACTGTTGTAATTGTATTTGTTCTTCAGATGGTGGTGCAGTACCCTGCATTTGTCTAATTCTTTCTGCAATATCTGCTTTACGTGATAAGTGTGAGTATTCGACAATCATGTCGTCTGGAATAGGTACACCTACACCACGTAACTCAATGGCTTCAGCAAATTGCATTTCGTCAAAGTTATCTCTAGCAGGAGCAGTACTAACTATTACATCGTATTCACCTAGAGTAAGATCATTTATGATTTGCCCTTCTGGTGTCATTTCATTTACTTTAAGTTTATTTCTAGGTTTATAAGGGTCAGTCTCATCAGTAACCTGTACAATCCTTTCTTCTGTATAGTAAGTTTGTACCATTTGTAATATTTTTTCTGCTAAATACTGTCTAGTTTTTGTTAAATTGTCTAAAGGCACTTGTAGCAACATAGAGCCCCTGCCTTGTTTTGCTTTAATAGCAACACCAGAAACTTCCGGACTATCTGTGCCCAACATAGAATCTGTAATACCACTGATTTGTTTTATATTCATGGCTGCTTTTTGACCAATCCTATCTAAACCTGTAGGTATTTGGTTAGGTGGTATCTTACCAGGAGGCGTAGAGCCACGGTTGTACTCTAATACGAGGCCAGTTTCCGCACCATGTTCTTCTAAATCATCTGCTGTCATACCGGATAGAGACCCGGACTCTACTATCCAACCACTATTAGCGGTTGTGTTTACGATATGTAGTTCTTGTGAAGAAATTTTATTAAGTTGTTCTTGTGGAGACAATAAGTTTCGTACCATACCAAATGGTTTACCGCGACGGAAGTACGGAAAATATGGAACAATAGTAAAATGATCATAAGGAGAAAAGTCATCGAACAGCACTACGGTATCCGCGGTCACGGTCCAACGGACTCGTCGCATTTTTTTGGTAAGGATTGACAGACCAAACTGATCTGCAAAGTCTTCTCTTTTCTTTTTACCCCAAGCGTTTGGTATTTTTCGTTTGTCGCCCGTTACAGGATCAACATAATACATACAATCATCTAATCTATAATACTGTCTTTCAATAACACGAATAGACCTAAGCATTCCTGCATTCTCTGGATCACCAGGAAACTGTTGTCCGTAGTTATATTCGTCTGTGTCTCCGTATCTTTCTTCTTCAAACTCCATAGAGTCTGCACCAAGTGTTGTGCCAGTTTCGGCTAAGAATCTAAGCTTATCTGCTTTGTCCTGCCCATATACTTCTTCTATTTCATCTATGCTCATCCACTTAGTTTCAAATATTTCATTCCAAGTTCTTGGGTCATAGTGTTTTGCATCTGGGTCAATAAGAATATCTAATGGGTCTTTTGCTTCTACTCTAACTTCGCCTTGTATGTGATCATCATAATCAATACGCACATCAAAATATCCGCGGTCTTGAATAAGCCCATCAGAAAAAACTTGTTGTTCTACCCAATCTAATTTGTTGTTATCTGCTATTTGAGAATATACCTGTGTTAAAACATCCGCAATATCTTGGTTACCCCCACCTCTAGGTTTAAATTGTATGTCTGCTTTTTTTGTACTTTGTTCTGCTAGAACAGCGTTTACGGTAGGTAATATTGTATTAATAGTTAAAGCAGGTCGTCCTTGGTCATCGAGTTGTTGCATGTCAAACTCATCCCACTGTTGGCCTCTGTAATACGCATCGCATTTTTTTGCCATCTCAATATATTCTTCATGGCCATGGTCTCGAGCTCTAGTGTATGCATTCCACTGTTTTTTTGCCAGGTCTAACTCTGCTGCTTCTTTTAAATTTTTCTTTGATTTTTTACTATATGCCATATTATGCGCTCATTGCTGATTTTTTCTTATCACCTTTTGCTATATATCTTAACCTATCTCTCCAAGAAGGTATATGTTCTGGTGTTTCATAAAAAGTAGCAAACTCCATCATCATTAAACCAACCCAGGCCAAAGCGTCCACCTGGTCATCATGCACGCCATTAGGAAAACGCAAAAGTTCAGCCACCATTGGGCCCGTCCAGACAGAATCAGTTGGGAGATAAACTCTTCCTTGTTGCATCCTACCTTGTATAGCCCTGGCCCTTGCTTCTTTGTCACGTCGTCCTACTTTTAAATCTTTAAAGTATGCAGAATGTAATCTACGTTCTGATACCCTTTTCTCTAAGAATGGTCCAATGGCCATTTCTATATGGCCACGTTCTATCCCTACTATACCAGGCCGCCATTGTTCGTAAAGGTCTAGTATTTTTTCTACGAGTTCGTAACCGTCATACTTTCCACGCACTAAGTCGACTACGAACATATTATCATACTCGTCGACTCCTACAACAACGCCAACAGAATAATCGTTTCTATCTCGTTGTCCGATGGCCAAATCCCACGCACAATAATAACGCATCTTATCATACTCAACTTCGTCTGGTTCAAAATATTGAATCATGTCTCTAGTGAAATAATCGCCATCATCAGATACAGGGTTTTGTTGATACAGCGCTGTCCAATCTCTAGGACCAATAGCTTTTTGTATCATTTCTAAAGATTCATGATTATATCGTTCTGGGTGTAGGGGTTCGCCCTGTTTCCTAAATTCTTCGTCTTCTTCTGCAATCGCTGGGTACTTAACTACTTCCCATTCGTCTGCGCCGTTTTCAGAATGTTGTAACAAACGCCCGGCTAAGTCATCATCATGCCATCTAGTCAGAATAACTAGTATACCCCCACCAGGGGAGAGCCTTGTATAAGCAGTAGAAGTATACCAGTCCCACGTGGCCTCTCTGTTATTTTCAGATTCTGCATCTTCTCGGTTTTTTATCGGGTCATCGATTAGAAGTACGTGCGCACCTTTACCAGTAATACCACCGCCGACACCAGCTGCAACGTACCCACCACCCTGACTAGTTTGCCAAGATTCTACAGACTGTGAGTCTTTGTCTAATTTTGTATCTTCAAAAATAGTTTTATAGTTCGGTTCTCTTAAGACTTGTCGTACCTTTCGGGAAAAGCTCATCGCCAAAGAGCCCGAATACGAACAGCTAATAAACTCATGATCAGGGTTACGTCCGAGGTGCCAAGCAGGAAAGGCCACACTAGCTAACGTACTTTTTCCATGCCTAGGCGGCATGAACAACATTAATCTTGGGGATTTTTGGTCAGCAACATCTTGACTAAATTTTTCTAATCTTTTACAGATGTCTTTATGCACCCAACCCGCTTGGTAATCGGGGTTAAACTTTTCTACAAACGGCAACATACGTTTTCTAGACAAAATACGTTTTGCCAGTTCTTGTTCTGCGCGTAATTGTTTATTTATTTCTTTTTGGTCTATTTTTTGTTGCTTTTGGGGCTCAGGAAGTTGGTCTGCTTCGTCCGCCGCGCAGTAAACGCATAGTCCTTTGGGTAGGACTAGGTTATCAGCTAAAAGTTTCTTGCACTTATAACACTCTATTTTAGTAATTTCTGTCACTTTGTTTCCCAAGGTAAAGGTATACGTTTACCCTGTTTTTCTTCCTCTACTATGTGGCAAGACATATAAGCAAAAAAACCCATAAATAAAAAGAGAAAACTTAAAAAAATGTACTCTAGTGCCATATTTAAATCTCCACTATGTCATATATTGTTTTCGTAGGGACCATAAATTGTGAAACAAATGGCACCTCCGACTTTTCATTGTCGCCTGGCCGTCTTTCACCAAACTCTACATCAAATAGTTTACCATTAACATGTAGGAAAGCGTCAACATATTCTTTAACTGTGTAAGAACTACCCGAGCCAATTGGTTCTATTGTTTTTGTTCCTGCAGCATATACCGCCGAAACAATTGCCCTACATAAATCGTCTACGTGCACGTAATCTCGGACACATGTCCCATCTGCCGTATTGTAATCATTGCCATAAATAGTAAATTTTTTTGAAGAAATAGCATTTTGGGTTGCTGCATACAAACCTTCTGGGTTAGTTGGTTTTCGACCACCGACATTGAAGAAACGAAAAATTGTATAATCTGAACAACATTCTTTTACTATTTCTTCTGCCATTACTTTTGATACTGCGTAAGGTGAAGTTGGATCATAGGCCGCGCCGGTAGATGCTAAAATAAATTTTGCGTTCGGAAATTTGTCTATAACGTTTTTTGTACCGACGGTGTTTGTATAAAAATACGCTGTAGGTCTCTTAACACTTTCGCCTACTTTAACTAGACCTGCTAAATGTACTACAACGTCTACGGTAGGGTCTATGTTCTTGGCGGGTTGTCGAATGTCCCAATCATCTATGTCAAAAGGTAATACAGTAATATTTTTGGTAGAAAGTAATTTAACTACTTCTTTACCTATATAACCTTTAGCGCCAGTTACTACAACGATCACTTATTTTTTTTAATTTTTGCGATTCTTTTATCCATAGCTGCTGCGCTTGCTTTAGCTTTAGCAGTTGTAGCTTTAGCTCCCGAAACTTTTCTCTTTCTTTTTTCAGCTGGCGTTAGTTTTTTAGCTGAGGACGCCATGCCTGCTTTAAATGCTTTTAGATGCTGCTGATATCGTTTTTCTGCCAACTTTTTGGCAGCTGCTGTTGGTTTAGGAGGGTCATATACTTTTAATCTCTTTGATTTCTGGGTAGCTCGACCAGCTGCTAGCATCCTGGCTTTCTGGGCTTTTTTCTGGGTAGCTGGACCAGTTGCTACTGCTCGTTTCCTTCTTGCGGCAGCGGTCGCTGCTTGTCTTTTGGCTCTATTACTATTTGGCGTTGCGTTACGTGCAGCTTTTGGTTTCATAGATTTCTTTGCTTTATAAACTTTACGTTTCTTTTTAGTGGCTCTCGCCTGTTGCTCATATTTACTAGTCATTAGTTCCTCCTTTTGGCTCTAAATATTGCGTATCGACTCCGGCTAGTTTAAGTAGTTCGGAGTCTGGTAGTCTTTCTAATTGTTGAATTTTATCTACATTAATATTAACTTGGGTTGCTTGTTCTGGTGCAAATAGACCGTGGAGCTTGCACAACGAATCGACGACATTTTTTTCCTCAGTAGAAGTTGCTGATTTACGATGCGCTTCTAAGTACATTTGGGTCGCAGTATTTTTGTCAAATTTTATTTCTTCTCGCATCTCTTCTCTAAGGTACGAAATTGCTTGGTTTATTTTTGGTTTTTTAAAAACCTCGTACACGTGGTCCAGGTTCCGGTACCCCGCTGCACGGCCCGCGGCCGCTTTACTCATACCTCTAATAAAATACAAAATTAATCTTTCTTCTTGAACCGAAAGCTCGGATAGCTTTACTCCCGCGTAGGGAAAATGAGACTGCAACTCTGCTCTATCTTGATCAGTTACTTCTGTAACTTGTGATTCGACTAAACTCATATTCGTAAGCATAGCTTATTTGTGGATAACTTGTAAATTTTTTGTGGAAAAAATTTTTTTTGAAAAATATGGATTATATCGCTGAGACATCTTCTCCTTCTATCACCAGACACCGTACTCCGACCCTTTATCCCTTTACTATCATCATTTTCGTTTTCAACTTTTGGAACCTTGTTTTGGTTTTTTTGGCACGACCCGTGTACCACGGTCCGCGCTCTTAGGTCCAATGTATTAATTATTAGGAGTATATTATGAATACATTGTTTAATTTTAATCTACCATCTTGGGCTAAGTTCAAACTTCCTAGATGGTCTTACTACTTACTTGCTACTGCATTGTATGTAGTTCTTATTCCCGTCTTAGCTATCGTATCCTACGCTGGCTTCATGCAAGGTATCACCGAGCAACTCAAATCTGATTCTTAACTACTATCATCAACGCACAATGGTCCCTGCATCATTGTGCGTTTCTTGTTCCGTCTGTTCCACGGACCTGCCCTGATGTGGAACCACTTCGTGGAACCACTCCAAACATGCATGCTTATGCACGTTTGGGGGGCATCGGAACCTGCTTGGTTCCGCTGTTCCACGTAAAACAAAACTGCGTTTTGCAGACGGACAACGAACCACGGTTAAAATGCCTTTAATCGTGGTTCAAAATTCCATGGAACCATGGAACCATAACTATAAGACCCCGGTCTTATAACCTTTATCGTGTTCCACGTATCGTGGAACCACATGGAACATGTGGAACCACAGATGTGTCGTCCCGACTCATCTGTTCTCATGTCAATTGTTCTTTTAACTATAGGAGTAAGTATGAAGTATGTCATATCAACTCAGATGTTAGAGAACTACGGTGCTCATTCAGAGAACGGCAAGTTCAAAGATGGCAATGCACATTGGAAGTTCAAAGGCGGAACCGATTACATCGTCTCCGGCCTTGAACGCCCAGCAAACGCTGTTGCGTTTGTGTGCGCTTTCTTGAGCAAGTTCTATGAAGGTGATTACAGCACAGCTTGGAAGGAATATCCAACAACCGTTCAGACTTATGATGAATGGTTTGCTGAATTACCACCAGCAGATTCTGATGACCTTCAGACTGTTGAGCACAGGCAGTTCATTTTGGACACCGCCCGTCACGTTGATGTCAACGATGACAGGTATCCTTATCCATTCGCCACAAGTGGCCCAAATGGTGAAGATACTTGGTGTCCAAAAGAATTGCGTAACTGGTAGTTCTTGTCCATCTGGCGAACCCCACCTCGGTTTGTAACTCAAGAGGTAATCTTTAGAACAGATACATGTATCCCATGTATCTGTTTCTCGAGTCAGTTGTATTCATTATTAAGGAGTAATTTATGGAAACAGTTAATTTAATTGAGTGTCAAGTATGTAAATGCGTGACTGAAGTCAAAACAGACGGAGTAGAGGAACATGTTCCTTTCCAATGTTTTGAATGTGGTGCACATTTCATTGACCAATCTAACTAACGCATCTAGGACAAGATACATGTCTCCCATGTATCTTGTTCTTAAGTCAGTTGTATTAATTATTTAGGAGTATCTTATGATTATCATTCATCTTCCTGATGATGTTATTGAAGAGCTTTTTGCCCAATAACATCAAGCGTCATCCCGGGGACGCTATAAAGCCCGGGGCGGTTGTCACGGAAAGCACGCGCTCAGATGAGAAGCTGGGCACGACGGTGAATCTGGGGGTTGAACGGTTTAAACGCCTACCCAGCACCGTCACTTAATTAATTAATTTTTTAGGAGAAACCTATGAAACAAATAGACCATACCACTATAACAATTGCAGTTTTGCAAGTCGATATCTACGACGGTAGTATCTACCTTGGCAACGCCGACTACATTAGTGCTTACTATGTCAGCACTGTAGTCAGTACAAGAGACGGCGAGCTTACAGACCTCGGTCGAAAGCAAATCGCCGACCTTGCAAAGAAGCACACTCGCGACCCTTGGGAATGCGACAAGCTTCTTCAAGGCAGAGTCTGTCGCAAAGAACCGACTTACATTAAGCATAATGTAAGACTTGACCACTCCGGTCAGACCTTTACGACTGACACATAATATACTCGGGGGAGTTCGCTCCCCCATATATTAAACAATGTTTAAACATGCCGACCACCACGGGTACAGTGCACGTACTTGAAGTGAGGATGACTAAATGTCCGTGGTCGGCAGTTTGAATATGCCAACTCGCTCGCTCGCTCATTTCATTCGCTCGCTCGTACAACTGCCCACGTCCCGTGGTCAGTGTGTATATGGGCAAGTGTTAATTTTATATCTATATGGAGTATATGCTTATGGTTAATTTATATAAATTGTTCACTGATTCTGAGTATTTCGGTGATTATCTTATCGCCAATGATTGTTTTTGGTTTGTCAATCGTTATTGGTATTGGGTTGTGCGTCCTCATTGCGCAAAATATCATCCCGAATCGCTAGCGATTGTCGAGACTTACCATATGCAATGGGAAGTCACCGCCTGGACGCTGATGTCTCAGCGTAGAGGCGAACCCCTTGCACACTCTGTGTTGCATGGTTTGGCGTCGTGGGACTGTTAGTCCCACTCTCGCTCGGGCCTTCGGCCCTCGCTCGTTGACAGTTAGCCACGTCCCGTGGCAACTGTTCGTGAGTTTTATGTATCTGTTGCTCATGGGAGATATCCCGGGTAAATAGCGTAGATTAGCGTAACGTATAGTATCCTTGTTGCGTGGGTGAAAGTCCTAACGGTCGAGTTAGTCAGTAAATGAGCTAGCTTTAAAGATGACAAATTAAATTCCGGTGGAGGAGCTAATCAGTAGCAGATACAGATACTCGCTCGGCACTTTACAAGTGCCTCGCTCGTCGACAGTTGACCACGTCCCGTGGCAACTGTTCGTGAGTTCTGTGAACTTGATACGGGTGTATCGAGACACTAACGCCGACACCGCTCATGATGAAAGTGTTGGATTTACTTACCTAGGAGGTAAACATTATGATGTATTCATTATATATCCTTAAGCCCGGCAAAGACGGGAAACAAAGAAGCAGAGAGATTGGTACTGCTACTACTAATAAAGATGGTAGCATTACTAATTGGTATGACGTTGCTATTCCAACTGATGGACAAGGCAACTTCGTCCCTGTCTTCATGAGAGAGATTGTTCAGAAAGAGCAATCTGAATCTCAGAATGTCTCAGCATCTAACGGTGCTGAACAAGTAGCAACTGCTTAACAGTTGCTACAGAGTGTGTGGGTGGATTCCCCACACACTCACCTAATTTTAACTACAATATATACGGAGGTAATCATGAAAAATATTGTATTTTCTACTGCCAGTTTATTTGGCAAAGCAAGTAAATTAGTTGTATCAATAACTGGTTCTACTTTCTCAAGCATCAAAGATGGTTTCGTATCTGGTTATTCAGGTCAGAAACTTGTCAATGATGTAAATCCTGCAGATGAGTCGAATACACAAGAGCAAACTGTTACGAATCCTACTCCGGTTCAAAGAGAGTTTGACTTTTCTGACCTCAGATAAAGGAGATAAGGGGACTTCGGTCCCCTTTTTTTATTATGTTATTTATAGAGGAGGGCATGACATGCCCGCTTTGTTCACGTCCCATGGATAATGGGACTCACTTAACCACAGCGTTTGATTGCCTGCATCTTAGTTTTTGGACAGATCAGGTTGAGCAACGTCGCATCTGCCAGGAGTGTGAGGCAGTCGCTACATCCTGTAGCGACTGTGATTAAGTGAGTGTTCTTTATATTATAAGGAGGTTTATATGGACGAGGTAGCAATACCACTA